TTGCCACCACAAGTAACAGAGGCTCTGGCGGAGGCGGTGCTGCAAACAATACTACTTCTGGAGGCGCTGGACTAACTGCCGCTGGCGGCGTAGGCGCGTCTGGATTAGGTACTGGCGGTACTGGTGCTACAGCTTCCTTATCGGCTACAGCGGGTACAAATGGTGGTGGCGGTGGCGGCGGGTTTGGAAGTTCTCAGGCTGCTGGCGGTGCTGGCAGCGCAATAAGCACAACAGGTATTTACACTATAAAATCTGGTAATGGCGGAACAACTAATAAAGGCGGAACTGGCGGAGGAACTGGCCTTCAAAATGGCGGTACAGTTGTCTTTACATACAGCACAGTAGCAGTAACAACAGCCACAGGTAATTTCTTTTTAATGTTTTAAGGATCAATCATGGAATCAATTCAAGTAACAACTCAGACGCTGAACAAGATTTTGGCTTACTTGGGTACACGCCCATACCAAGAAGTGTTTCAAGTAATTGAAGCTATTCAGCAAGAAGCAAAAAATCAACCAGAATTTGAAGAAGAGAAAAATGAGTGAAGATACAGACATACGGATAGCGGTTCACGAGGCTATTTGCGCAGAGCGGTATAAGCACATTGAAGACTCTCTTACTAAGGGTGAAGCGCGCATGACCAAGATTGAGTATTTGTTGTACGCAGTCATGGTGTGCGTGTTGTTTGGGCCTGGCGTAGCGGGAGAGTTTGTCAAAAAGTTCTTGGGGCTATGAAATCGACCCGCTCACTATCTTGCTGGCTGCTCGCGCCTGTGTTAGCGCAATCCAACAAGGTACTGCTTTGTACAAGCAAGCCAAAACCGCTTTTATGGAGGTCAAGTCCATTGTTGAAGAAACTGCTGGTGTTGCCCGACAGGCCAAAAGTTTTTGGGCCAAGCTCTTCGGAGCCAAAAAAGAGCCTGTGGCGCAAGCGACGCGAAAAAAAGAAAAATATGTAGCTGTCGACGAGACAAAAGTGCTCTCGGATATTGTGAGTCAATTGAGCACTTTTTTTCGTTTGCAGGATCAGTTAGCACAGCACATAAAAGAGGAAGAAGAAAAAAGTAAAAACGTTTACGATCCTGACGCAAATTTGATGGAGGCCGCCCTCCACAGGATCATGGCGCAAGATCAAATGGCGGCTTTGGAAACGGAAATACGAGAGGCGATGGTATACGGGGCTCCAAAGGAGATGGGAGCTCTGTACAGCCGAACATTTGCCACGCGTGACATCATCAAAGCAGAGCAGGAAAAAGCAAGAAAGAAGCGGGATGAACAATCATGGCAACGCAAGGAAAAGGAGCGCCTTTCAAGCGAAAGGCAGGCGTACCTGCTAGTGACTTTGCTTTTCCTCCTGTACCTGTGGCTACTCCTGATCCTCCTGAACAGGACTGGGAGCTAGTGATGGGGTGGATCGCGGCGTTAATTTTGGTGGTTTTGATGCTCCCTCTTCTTGGCATGCTGTTCATGGACGTGTTACAAACAAAAAAAGAAGCTCAAATCCAAATTCAAAAAATGGAAAAACTTAGGCAAAAAATTGAAAAGGAAAGAAATGATTCCAATAGTCGCAACACTCCTTAGTAGCTTAGCTCAAAACGGGCTTGGTTTACTATCCTCTGCAATTCAAGCCAAAGGCAAAGAGGTAGTAGAAAAAACGCTTGGCGTGAACATTCCTGACGCACCGACCCCTGAAGATGTCAGCAAACTACGTCAACTTCAATTTGAACATGAAGAGCGCCTGTTGGAATTAGGAATTGAAAAAGCCAAGATGGAATTGGCTGAACTAGAAGTGCTTGCCAAGGCCGCGCAAAACGATGCTGACAACATCACAGACCGCTGGACAGCGGATATGACTTCTGATTCATGGTTGTCTAAAAACATACGCCCTATAAGCCTTATAGCCATTTTGGCGGCTTATTTTATTTTTACAACCATGTCGGCTTTTGGGTACAACGCAAATGAGGGATATGTAAATTTGCTTGCTGGCTGGGGCCAGCTAGTGATGGGCGCATATTTCGCAGGCAGGACGGCTGAGAAGATCATGGAAATGAGGAAGAAATGAAAGCTAAATTAACTTTTCTTGTGACCCTGATGGTCAGTTTTACCTTATGCGTCGTTATCCTTGGCATGGTTGGCGTTTTGATGGTTGGGTTGTTTGACCCCATCGTGGACAACACCGAAATATTCAAACTTATTGGCCCAGCATTTCAAACCATTGTAGGTGGCTTTATTGGCTTGCTGGCTGGTGTAAAACTGTCTCACAAAGACGAGGAAGAAAAATGAGCTTAAGCACCGAACAAGCCGCATTCTTGCTGGACTTTTGCAAACTAATTCAATACGCCACAGAGCAGGGCTTTGTTGTGACCGCTGGGGAGGTTGCCCGCACCCCCGAACAGCAAGCCATTTACTTCAAAACAGGTCGCTCAAAGACTATGAATTCCATCCACCTGAAACGGTGCGCTGGAGACTTGAACTTCTTCAGGGATGGGAAGATAATATGGGATAAGGCAACCATTGCCCCGTTGGGCGCATATTGGGAATCTCTACACTCTAAAAATCGTTGGGGTGGAAATTTTTCTAATCTTGTAGATTGCCCTCACTTTGAACGCAACGTGGGTTAAAGGAAAGATATGGCTACAACTCCATCATGGGTGATGACTTATGAAAGTCTTACATCATCGGTGCTAACGTATCTTGAACGTAGCGATCCTGCGACCGTAGCCGCCATTCCTACTTTCATTACGCTGGCTGAGTTTGAAATCTCCCAACAGATTAAGACGCTTGGACAGTTACAAGTAGTCACCTCAACCATGCTGGCGGGAACACCAAACTTGCAAAAGCCTGCTCGTTGGAGGAAGACCGTTTCCATGACCTTGACCAATGCTGCTGGCCAGACACAGCCCGTCTTGCTTCGCAAATTTGAATATTTGCTTAATTACTGGCCAAAAGCTAGTAGTACATCAACTCCCTTGTACTACGCCGACAGTGACTTTGAACATTGGTACTTAGCACCAACACCCGATATAGCATACACATTTGAAGTGCTGTTTTATGAGCGCATTGAGCCTTTGAGTTCAACAAATGAAACTAACTGGTTGACTCGGTATGCACCAAATGCCATGCTGTTCGGCACACTGTTGCAGGCCATGTTGTTTTTGAAAAACGACAACAGGGCTATTTTTCAACAGAAATACACTGAAGCCATCAATGCCCTCAAGACCGAGGATATTTCTCGTGTCGGAGATCGTCAAGCTATTGCCGTGGACTCTTAATCATGCCAACATACATTAATCCCTATACAGGCCAAACAGTTAACCAATCACCGATTGGTTATGATTCAGTTACACTAAGCTCAAACACAACGCTTCAATGGCCAATAAATGGCAACACTACAGACGTGGTGGCAGGCATCATTGAGGTAAATGCAACTAATGGTGCTGGATCATTTACGGGTTTTATTAGCGCAACCACACTTACAATTAGCACTGTAGTTTCTGGAGTGCTTCAGGTTGGCCAAATTATTAGTGGTACAGGTATAACTTCTGGAACAACCGTCACAGCCCTTGGATCAGGCACTGGTGGCGTTGGTACTTACACGGTATCAATATCACAGACTGTTGCTTCATCTGGATCTCCAGTTGCCATTACAACACCAGCCTTGCTATTGATTTTGCCGCCTGCAACTCAGGTATCAACTGGCCAAAGTATTTTAATTCGTAGTACTGGTACATATACATTTACGGTAACCGACAACAGTTCAAACACAATTGCAAGTATTGCTTCTGGTATTGCTGATTATATTTATTTGACAGACAACTCAACTGTTAACGGTACTTGGGCGGTTGTTGTATTTGGTACGGGTGTATCTCAAGCAAATGCTGCAACACTTGCTGGCTATGGATTAATGGCTATTGGTAGTACGCTTAATCAATCTCACCCAGTTGTAAACGTGAGTTCTAATTATGTAATCCAAAATGCTGATAGATCATCTTTCTATGTATGGGGTGGTGGCGCAGGATCAATAACTTTACCAAATTCTTCAACAGTTGGAAATAATTGGTTTGTAATTATTAGAAACAGCGGCACAGGAATTTTGACTTTGACACCAGTTGGTGCTGACACAATTGATTCCAATGTCAATCAACAGTTGCAATTGACTGAGTCTTTGGTGATCTGTTCAAACGGAACTAATGGCTATAGCACCTTTGCGTATGGCCGCGCCAATCAATTTGTGTACACCCAATTAGTGGTATCTATTACAGGTGGAACAACAACTCTTACAGCAGCACAAGCGGCTAATAGCATTCAGTCATACACAGGCGTATTGACATCAAATGCCACTATTGTTTTGCCTTCTACGGTTAATTTGTATTCGTTGCAAAACAATACTACAGGTAGTTTTACGCTAACATTTAAAACAACTTCTGTAGGTGCAACAACTGTCATTTTACCTCAAACCCAAACAATTATTGCTATTTGTGATGGTATAAATGTATTTAACTCTCAAACTGCTAGTACGAGTACTGCAACTTCATTAACGCTTGGTAATGGATCTTCATCAGCCCCATCCTTAAATTTTACTGGTGACACGGTTACAGGTTTATATTTAGTCGCAAGCGGTCAATTAGGATTTTCAGTAGCTGGTGCAAATGCTATGACTTTGTCATCAACTGGCTTGGCCGTTGTTTCTGGAATTTCTGGTGGTACTTTCTGATGACTTCAAAAGTAGTTGCACTTCAAATAAAGCCTGGCATCCAGCGTGATGGCACCAATTTAGCATCCGTTAGTTATGTGGATGGCGAATGGGTGCGTTTTCAAAATGGATTACCAAAAAAAATTGGCGGTTATAACGGCATTTTTTTGAATGCAAGCGGAATATCCCGTGGCATGTACATGAGTGCGCTTAATGGTTTGAACTACGTTGTATCTGGATATAGTGACAACCTTGAACAATGGGTAACCAGCAACCAACAGGGTTTGGGCTCTGGGCCAACTGCATTTACGCTTGCAAATTTTACAGTCAGTGCAAACAACTTATGGCAGTTTGAGATTGGTTATGACTCTAATGGTGCTGGCAACAATAAATTGGTTGCTCACCCAGGCCAGAACCTGACAAACATTGATAGCACTACAGACACCCGACCATTGGTTTGCAACTTTACTGATACCACAATGCTTGGTGTTGGTATTTTTACATCCGTTGGAACCACAACGTCTGGATCAACAACCGTAACTTTTTCTAGTACCGTAATTGCAATTGGCGCAGGCCTATCAGTCACAGGTACAGGTATTCAAGCGAACACCACTGTAGTATCAGCGGCAACTGTAGGTGGTGTGTGGACGGTTGTTTTAAGTTTGGCGGCAACGGTAACGGGTACGCCAACGCTTACATTTGACAACAACATCACCGTTTCAGGTGGTGTAGTCATGTTGCACCCATACTTGTTTGTGTATGGCAACAATGGATTGATTCAAAATTGTGCTGCGGGTGACTTCAATAATTGGACAAGTTCTGACGCAAACGCCAACAACGTGTCAACTGGTAAGGTTGTAAAGGGTTTACCTTTACGGGGCGGTACAACTTCACCAGCAGGTTTGTTTTGGACTTTAGATTCTGTGGTACGAGTCAGCTACTCACCGTCTACGGTTAATGGTATTAGCTATTACTGGCGGTATGATTTGTTAACCAGTCAAAGTTCAATCATGTCTTCTCAAAGTGTAATTGAGTATGACGGCATTTTTTATTGGTGTGGTGTTGACCGATTTTTGATGTACAACGGAGCAGTGCAAGAGATTCCAAATTCATCAAATCAAAACTACTTTTTTGACAATTTAAATTATACGCAGCGTCAAAAAGTGTGGGTTGCAAAAATTCCTCGATGGGGAGAGATATGGTGGTTTTATCCAAAGGGGGATGCCACGGAATGTACAGACGCGGTAATTTACAACGTGCGCGAAAAGTGTTGGTATGACGCGGGGCAAGCGCCTGGCGCGCAACGCTCTGCTGGCACATATACCGAGGTGTTCCATTACCCCATTATGGGTGGTACTGAGGTAGACAGTACAGGAAAGTACACCCTATGGCAACATGAGATAGGTACAGATGAGATCTACACAAACCATGTTAATGCAATTAATTCATATTTTGAAACGCCAGTTTTAGGTGCATCCGTAGGGTTGGTTGGCTCTACGCAGCAGGCTGGTGACAACGTCTGGACTCGATGTGAGCGGGTTGAGCCTGACTTTGTGCAGTCGCAAGAAATGAGTGTGATTGTGACTGGTAAGGGATATGCAGACGATACGGACATTGTTTCTGACCCTTATATGTTTGACCCAGATACTTTGAAGGTAGACATGCGTGAACAGCGTCGCGAAATTAGATTGCGATTTACTTCAAACATTGTTGGCGGAAACTACTTTATGGGTAAGGTTCTTTGCAGCCTTGAGGGTGGTGACATACGTAGCACAGCTAACCCATCGTAATGTCAACAGTCTATGATCCTCGCAATATGGAATGGGACTTTTATTGTCGTCTCATGGAGGAACAGTTTGCGCCTAATCAATTAGGACATGTCACCGAAGATCGGTGGCGCGAGTGGGTAGATGCTATTAATGGAATTGGTTATTTCGTACAATCTGGCATACCTGACCATCGCGGCTTTGCTACTTGGCAAGAATGGGCTATGCAGTTGGTGGGAATAATGTCTGTGGATCCAGAATGAACTCAAGCACCAATTTAATGACAACGCAGGAGATTGTTCGCAACTCTGATGAGGTGCGAAATGCTAAAGCCAATTGGGAAGAAATCTATGTAACGCTTCATAAGTCATTAAAAACTAATAAGTATAGGATTATGCGAAGCAATAATACATTGTTTTGGTATCGAATAGACAGTCCAACTGTTGCACAGTTGTATATCTTTAATGCAGATTCAGGAAGAAAGTTAATACGAAATCTTCATGAGTTTATAAAAGCAATGAAAAAGTGTGGATTTGAAACAATTTATGGGGTTACCATCGAACCTCAAGTAATCCAAACATTAAGAAACGCTGGTTACCCTACTGAAGTAGAACAGATGGGTAAAGATAAAAATGGTCAAGAACAATACAAGGTGACCATAAATGTGTGATCCAATTCAAGAAGTAGGCAATGCATTAGGTAGCGTTGGAGATGCTATCTCAGGTGCGGTGGGCGGCATTTCAGATGCGCTCAGTAACTTTGAAGATACAGTTCGACAAACTGCTGAACAAATTTTAAGAGATCCATTACCAACAATTTTAACAGTAGGTTTAACTTATATAGGTGTTCCACCAGCAATTTCGCAAGCAATAGTTACTGCGTCACAAGGTGGAAATTTAGAGGATATAGCACTTTCAGCGGCTAAAGTTTATGTGGCAGGTAAAGCAGGTGAATATGCTGGTAGTCAGTATTCATCTGCGGCCAACCTTAGCGCAAATGAACTTTTAGTAAAGAATATTATAACAAGTTCAAGTAGCAGTGCAGCACTTGTTGCTTTAAATAAAGGATCTTTTAAAGATGTTCTTGCTGCTGGAGTAAGTACTGCGGTTGGTTCATACATCAATGATGGTCTTAAAAAGGGTGGTTATTCTGGCTATACCACTGAAGTTGTTACAAATGCCAGTCGCGTTGCTACAACCGCAATTCTTAAAGGAAAAGATATTGGCCAAGCCATTGGCCAATCGATTGCATCTACTACTATATCTTATGGAATTAAAAAAGGTATTAACGATATTCAAAAAAATACAGAATTAGGAAAAACAATAACTCAAAAATATAATTCTTTAATAAAAGAAGCAAATACTTGGATGGTAGGAGCCAATGCAAAATTACAATCAGAGTTAAAGTATGAGTATGACCAAATGGCAACGGCTTATAATAATATAAATCCTGATTACCCAACGGGTTTGCAATCAAGAATTAACCGTTATGAAAATATGGTGGATGACTATGAAGAAGAAAAATATAAACTTCTGGATAAAAGAAATTTAGATTATGATCGTCTTTATGGTAATAAAATAGAAAATTATGAAGAACAACTTGCAGATATTGCGGAAAAAAATGAAATCCAAGCAGAAAAAGTTGGCAAACTTGTTATTGATTACCAAGGTCAATTAGAAAAAGATCAAACAGATATTACTGCAAAAATTTCTGCAAAAGCCGTTGCTGAGGCAGAAGAAACTTTAGAAACCAATGCTAAGAGCCAAGGATTTGATTCTTATGCAGAAATGGTTGAAGATAAAGAGATATCACCTATTAGAGAGCAAATTGTAACTGAGTATCGAGACTTGTCTGATAAAGGTAAACAAGACTATGTTGACCTAATTAATGGCGGTATGGATCCAACAAATGCTAGAGCCTTTGCAGCAGCATTTGACACTCAGTATGCTAGATATTCCGATGCGGAAAATTATGCAGCCGTGAGTGATGTTAATCGAGATTTACTCGGTAAAGTAGAGCCTGGGTCACCAACATTTTTTAAAGATTTTAATAAAGTTGTAGAAAACGAGATTGCATTAGGCGGACAAGGGTACATGGTTCCTTTGAAAGATGGAACTTATTTAAATCAAGGTGTTTTATTTTTTAAAGATAAAAACGGAAATTGGGATAATAAGGATTTAAACAATACTGAACTTAAAACCGCTGTAATGAAAGTTGATCGTGATAGATACGAAGGATTTAAGGTTGACGTTAGTGGATTTGGCCCTGATATCACTGGTGGAGGTAATGAAACTGGTGGCGGCAATCAAACTAGTGGAGGCAATGAAACTGGTGGCGATGGTGCAATTGTAAAACAAAAAGTAGAGCCAAACTTTTTTGACAAATATGGCTTGTTTTCAACAGGTACATCTAATCCTCTTGCAGAGAAGGTATCAATTTTTGGTACTGGCGCTTCATTTAATGAAGGAACAGATAATGGATTTTCTATTTTTGCTACTGATGGTGAAAAGAAACAAACCATTATATGGCTTGAAGATAAAATTAAGCTATTGGAATCAGATCTGTAACGGAAAGAGATTTTGAAAAAGTATGGACTATTAGGCAAAATATTGAAGATACGCCAGTTGTCACACAAAAAGATGCTGACAAAAAATACCAAGCTGAAAGAGATGCTGCTTTCAAAGAATTTGAAAAACAAAAAGCTGCCGAAAAAATTGCTGCTGATAAAGGTGGTGCCGAAAAAAATAATGCTGAATTAAAATCTTTGGGACAAAATGCTGCTAATGCGGCTAATACGGTAAATACATATTCACGCGTTGCTCGTGATGCAGATGACGCAAAAAACTATCTTGAAACTCAAAACGCTAATATTCAAAAAGCACAGGCGGAAGTAGACCGTTATATTAATAACAACAACAATCAAGGTTCATATGCATGGTATAGCGCAGTAGATGCATTAAACGAAGCAAAGAGAAGGCAAAATGACGCTCAAGCAGAATATAACGAAAGAAAAGCCCGTGCTGATAAACAAAAGCCGTTGTATGACAAAGCATTAGCGGATAAAGTAGCAGCGGATAAGCTTTTAGCTGACAAACAAAAGGCAATTGCAGATCAAACTAAAGCTGATGCTGCGGCAAAGATTCTTGCTGATAAAGCAGCCAAAGCTGCCAATGAAAAAATTCTTGCTGACAAATTAGCAGCAGATAAAGCTGCTGCTGTTAAAAATGCTGCTACAAAGGCGGCTGCTGAGACAGCAGCGGCAGAAAAAGCAAAGGCAGATAAAGTAGCTGCTGATAAAGCAGCAGCCGCTAAGGTGGCATCAGACAAGGTGGCAGCGGCTAAAGTTGCTGCTGATAAGAATGCGGCAGACAAGGCAGCAGAGGATAAGATTAAAAGTGACGCAGCCGTTAAGGTGGCTGCTGAAAAAGCGGCAGCCTCTAAAGCTAAGGCTGATCAAGTTGCTGCGGATAAAGCTGCTAGTCAAAAAGCTAAAGAGGGAGCTGCTGCTAAAGCTGTTGCGGATAAAGCAGAGCATGAAAGACTTAAAGTTGAAGCAGCTAAAGTTGCAGCAGCACAAAAATTAGCTGCTGAAAATGCTAAAAAAGAAGTTGATGCAAAAACGAAAACTGAGAAGGAAGCTGCTGCTAAAGTAAAAGCAGACCAAGTTGCCGCTGA